ATACGCTGGTGACTTTAATAAAATGTTCTATGGCGTACCTTATAATATGAGTTACAAAATTTCAGAAGAAGGTCAAATTTCTACACTAACAAATGCTGATGGCACACCAGTTAACTTATTCGAACAAGAAATGATTGCACTACGTGTAACTATGGACTTCTCATTCCACGTAGCAGATGATAATGCATTTGCTAAATTAACTGAAGGTGCAGCTGAAACTGTCTAATTAATCTAAGGAGGTCTGACACATGGCTTATTCATATGAAGTAGTACGACCATTTGTAGACGCAGAAGATAACAAGCCATATGAAGTTGGCGATATTTATCCTACTGAGATTACAGATGAACGTATTACTCAATTACTACATGCTGATAACAGATACAATAAACAATATATTAAGTTAGTTGTTGATAGTAAGAACACAAAAGCAGAATTAATTGAAATTGCACATAAACATGGTATTGAAGTATCTGAAAGTGATACGAAAGCAAACATTTTAGATACATTGGAGGGATAACATGGCAACATTAGATAATGTTAAGCTATTACTCTCTATTAACGACAATGTTCAAGATGAACTGTTAAAAAGAATAATCGATAACACTGAAAAGCGTTTGATTAGCTTACTTCCCGTTGACATTGAAGAAGTTCCAGATAGATTGGAATACATCGTCGAAGAAGTAGCAGTCAAGCGCTTTAATCGTGTTGGCGCAGAAGGTATGACACAAGAAAGCGTAGACGGTCGTTCCAATACGTTTCAAGCAAACGACTTTGACGAATATATGGATGTAATAGATCAATACACACCACGAACAACAGGTAAACGTGGGGTAGGTATTTTCTATTGAGATATAACAAGAGAGTAGTGTTTGCTAAAGAAACGAAAGGAAAGTACAACCCTAAAACAAGCAGAACTGAAACATACGAAAAGCGCTACGATGCAATACCATGTAATATCAGTCCATTAAGTCCACAAAAAACAGTGGTGCAATACGGAGACATCAACAAAGACATCAATGTCATACGTTTAAACGGTCGTTTTGAGCCTACTGTGACACATGCTTATATTAACGATACTAAGTATCAGATTACAAAACGAATTGATTATGAACACGATACAGTGTTTTATATCGAGGAGGTTAAGTAATGCGTTTCGGTGGTGGAGATTTAGACGACTTAATCAGAGATTTTGACCGCATGCACAATGATATTGATGATGATGTAGACGAAGTGTTGCATAACAATGCGATTGAATTTAGTGCAGATACAGTTAAAAGTGCTAAAGAAGTAATGAACAAAGGTTATTGGACTGGTAACTTAGCTAGAATGGTTGAAGATACTAAAGAAGGACATCTTAAATATAGTATCACTTCTAAAGCAGGTTATTCAGGTTTTGTAGAATACGGAACTAGATACATGGAACCAGAAACGTTTATGTTCCCGGTCTACCAAGAGTTCACTAAAAAAGTCAGAGCAGACCTCGAAAGATTAATTAACGGTTAGGAGGTATGCGATGAAACAATCAGTGAATTTGCAATTGTTCAATTATCTTTATACAAAGTTTGAAGAACTTGGCGTGCCTATCATTCGCACAAGCGAACTCAATCAAGAATTACCTTATCCTTTTATCGCCATTCAATCTATTAGAGATGATATACACCGTTTAACTTTTGACACTTACAGTGGTAGTCCTACTGCAATTATCCATATTTGGTGTACAGAAGATGATAAAGGTAAAAATGATGAGTTATACATTCAAGTGCAATCTATCTTACTAGATGAGATACAACTAGACGGATATACATTGACGCTCCCACAAATAAGTGTGAATGAAAGTACAGAACAAGAAACTAATCAAACATTGTCACATACAACTATAAGTGTAGAGTACGCAAGTCATTAAGTTGGCTTGCGTTTTTTAATACAAAAATTTAGGAGGTATTCAATTTATGCCAACAAAACAAGGTACTGATGAATTAGTTTTAATTCGTAAATTAGGCGATAGAAAAGATGCTAACAAAGTAATGTTAGTCACTGAATTAGAACGTGAAACTGAAAAAGACAGAGATACAGAAGCTACATTTGATGGCTCAGTTAACTCTGGTGGTACATTAGAGTCTACTGTAACGATTAATTGCTACATGGACCAAAAAGATACATTATGTGATGAAATCGAGGACGCTACGGAAGACGATACACCATATGAATTATGGGTAATCAATAAGCGTGTTCAAAATAGCGAAGGTAAGTACAAAGCTGAATATAGACAAGGGTACTGGAATAGTATCACTCGTACTAATGAAGCAGACGGTATTGCTGAATTTGAAACAGAATTCGGCGTTTATCTTAAAAAACAACGTGGCTTTGCTACATTACCGCAAGCAATCGAAGAAAACAAAGCTGCTTATGGCTTCCACGATACTATTGCATCTGATCCAGCAGACGACGGTTTGGCTGAAAGTATTCCACAACCAACAGAAGTTGAAACTGTATAAACATGAGGGGCAATATCCCCTCTTTTTTATTTGCGCAAATAAAAAATAAGTGAGGTATTTAAATTATGAATGTTAAATTTAAAGATAAAGAATTAGAATTATCATTCGGATTAGGTTTCTTAAACAAAATTGATAAAGAGTTAGGTTTAGAAGTAGAACAAATGACTATCGGTCAAGGTTTAAATATGTTAGTCCCTAACTTATCTAACGGAAATGTAGTTGCATTAGCTAAAGTAATTAAAGCAGCAACTGCACATCACAAAAAGAAACCGCAAACTGATGAAGAACTAGAAACTGTCTTAGAAGATATTGCAGAAAATGAAGGTATTGATACTTTCTGTGAGCAAATCATTGAGGAATTGGGAAAGAGACCTTTAACCCAAAACCTAGTGCCAGACGAATACAAACAAGACAAGAAAAGCAAGAAGTAAATGATGATGTATTGACGTTTGATAGGTTAGTTGTTATTTGCATGAGCAAGTTGAAAATGTATGACTTGAATACAATTAAAATGATGACTCTAACCGAATTTAACTATCGTATGTGGGCTTATGAATACGAACAACTCGATAAAGATATGGAAATGTACAAACTTGCCTTTGCTATACGTGATGCACAAGCTGAACGTAAAAAACGTGGTGGTAAAAAAGGTGAAGTTGAGTACGTATTCAAAAGTGCAAACGACATCATAGATTACGAAGAAAATATCAAGCGCTTAAATAAAGGTGAAGGTATTAAGTATGGTTCTGACTCTAAACGAGATACCAGCGCACCTTCCGACTTACTTAAATTAATTGCAAGTCATAACAATTCTTTAAGAAAGGAGTGATAACGTGGCAGAGGCTAATTATAGTATTAAAGCACAGATTGAGGCGAATACACGTAAGTTTAAAAGCGCTATTCAATCAGCTAAGAAAGTGGCTCAAAACTTCAAGAAAACGCAAGAATCAATCAAAGATACTAAATTAGATGGCGATTCTTCTGGAGTAATGAAAGCAGTTAAAGCTGCAAGAGATGCAGTAAAAGGCTTTGACAACACTCATGCTGATGCTGAAATTGACGCAGATATTTCTGATGTTAGAGAAAAAGTCGCACAAGCTAAGACATTAGTTGAAAAATTCGATGCTTATCGTGGTGATGCAGAGTTAGACGCTGATGTATCTAAAGCTACTGCAAACATCAAGAAGGTTCAGAAGTATTTAGATATGTATGATAATTCTGATGCAGAAGCAGATGCAGATGTGAATATTAGAAAAGCTATTACACATATATCTGAATTACAACATAACCTAGATGGTATTGATGATAGTAAGTATTCAGCAGTTTTAGATGCAGATGCAACTAGAGCAAGAGAACATATCAAAATGGCTAAGAAACAGTTAAATGACTTCGCTCATCAAAAAGCTAAAGCTAATCTTGAAGTTGATAGCGCAGGGGCTATTGCTCACATAAAAGCGTTTAAAGCTATGCTACGTTCTATTCCTAACCGACATCGTACTCGGCTTGATGTAGATGGAAATCCAGCAATAGCTTTCTTTAAACAATTACACAAAGGTTTAGAAGATTACAGTAATTCATTAGATAGCTTAGCAAATGATATTAGATCATTCGGAACTGTTTTCAGTAATATGATTAAAGGCTCGTTACTTGCCAATATTTCATTACTTGTTCCAGCAATAGCAAGTGTAGTGCCAGCATTAATGGCAGTATTGAACGCATTAGGCGTGGTTGCTGGTGGTGCGTTAGGTGTAGCTGGTGCATTTGGTGTAGCTGGAGCTGGTGCAGTAGCATTTGGTGCTATGGGAATCAGTGCTTTAAAAATGTTATCTGACGGCACATTAGAAGCAACTAGAGAAACAGAACGTTACGAGGCTTCATTAGAAAGTTTAAAAGATGCATGGGCAGACCTTATCAAACAAAATCAAGCGCAGATATTTAATACATTAGCAAATGCGATTGATACTGCTAAAGTTGCTTTAGCCGGACTTACACCATTTATCAATGGCGTATCTAAAGGAATGGAACAAGCAAGTGCCAAAATGCTTGATTGGGCTAAAAACTCACAAGTAGCACAAAAGTTCTTTGAGATGATGGGTACAACTGGCGTAAGAATATTTAATAATATGTTAGACGCTGCAGGCTCATTTGGTAGTGGTTTAGTTAGTGTGCTTACACAAATTGCTCCATTAGCCGAGTGGGTATCACAAGGCTTTAAGAAAATGGGACAAGCATTTAATGAGTGGGCGCAGTCAGTTGAAGGACAAAACGCAATTAAATCATTCATTGAATACACTAAGCAAAATTTACCTTTAATTGGTCAGATATTCGGCTCAACATTTAAAGGTATCTTCAACTTAATGAAAGCATTTGCTCCTAACACTCATATAGTATTACAAGGCTTAGCGGATATGGCTAAGCAGTTCGAACAATGGAGTGCAACGATTGCAGAGAGTGATGGGTTTAAAAAGTTCATTGAATATGTTCAAGAAAACGGGCCTAAACTTATTCAATTATTAGGTAATATCATCAATATTCTTATTAATGTCGGTGTAGCTATGGCTCCATTAGCATCAGTAGTTTTAGATGTGGCATTAGCTATAACTGAATTTATAGGAAAGCTAACAGAAGCTAATCCTATTATTGGTATGATTATAGGAATTGTAGCAACGTTAGCTGGAATGTTAATGGCATTGGCGCCAGCATTCATTTTTGTAAATCAAGTAATTATCCCTCTTATTACTACATTCGGTGGTTTAAGTGGAATAATTAGTGTTGTCATGGGCGCTATAGAATTTTTAGGTGGCGTACTTACAGGGTTATCTGGTCCAGTAGGCATAGTAATTGCGATAGTCGGCGCTTTAATTGGCGTGCTTGTATGGTTATGGAACACTAATGAAGGTGTAAGAGAAGCGCTCACAAATGCGTGGGATGTAATTTCTAGCACGATTGGTGGAGCTATCCAATCGGTAATTGATTGGTTTAGGCAGTTATATGACAATATCATGCAAACCATCCAACCTTTAATGCCAATTTTTCAACAATTTGGAGATATGGTTAATCAAATTTTAGGCGTAGTAGTCGTTCAAGCGATTAATTTCCTAGTAGAAGCATTTAAAGGCTTGTGGCTTGCCGTATCTGTAATTTTCACTGCAATTGGCGCAATCGTATCATCTGTAATTCAGTTAATAGTTGGTTTATTTACTGCTTTTATTCAGTTAATTACTGGTGACTTTTCTGGCGCATTACAGACTTTACAAACGACTTTTACAAACGTACTTGATACTATTTGGACTGCGGTACAGTCGATTTTCACTCAAATTTCAGAGTTTATATTCGCAAGTTTAAATTCGATACTTGGTACAAGCATTTCAAGTTGGTCACAAATATGGTCGTCTACTACTCAATTTCTTAGTCAAATCTGGTCGAGTGTGACACAGTGGTTTGGTCAAGTTGCTTCAAGTGTTGCTAATTGGATGCGTCAAGCTTGGTCACATATTACTTCTATTGGCTCACAATGGGTTAGTTCTATTGGATCAACTGTTTCTAATTTCTTTAGCCAAGTAGCTAATGGATTTATGCGAGTGGTTCAATCTGTATGGCAACATATGCAACAAGCGTATAGTAAAGTTGTTTCTGGTGGAGCGCAATGGGTATCAGGAATTGTCAGTGCCATGTCTAATTTCGTTTCTAGCGTGATTAGTGGTTTTGTTAATGCTGTTTCACAAGTCCAATCTGGAATGCAACGTGCTTATAGCACAATTGTTGGCTTTGTTGGTCAATTTGCTAGTGCCGGAATGGATTTAATGCGTGGTTTAGTTCGAGGTATCATGAACGGAATGTCATGGGTAGTCAACGCAGCGAGAAACGTAGCCAAAAGCGCAGTTAATGCAGCTAAAAGTGCATTAGGTATTCATTCACCATCAAGAGTATTCAAAGAAATTGGCGGATATACAATGCAAGGTTTCGGAATTGGTATTGATAAAGAAGGGCGTAGCGTTGCCTCTGGAATGGGTAGTATGGCTCAATCAATTACAGACGCATTTAACAGCAACTTAGCAATTCCAGATATAACTTCTAACATGAAGAAAGTTAGCGCTAATATGAACGCTCAAGTGCAACATACACACAATATCAAAACAAATCCGTCACAACGTGTTGTACGCATTGAAATGGACGTTAATAATGAAGCGTTAGCTGCTATTGTCAATGAACAAAACGCAAATCGTGATGCAATATTCACATTCTAAGGAGGTCGTTCAATGGACTTAGAGATAAAAAAACAAAACGGACAACGATATACATTGGGCGACTTCGGTTTTGTCGTCGATGATGTAATTATCGAAAGTATGGAAATTGAAGATAACTACGAAACAAAAGAAAACACAAGTGGTCGTATTCTTTTAAGTAGTCAGTATCGTAAACGTAAAATAAACGTTAAGTGTCATGTAAATTCTACAAAATTAAATGATAACGCAAGATTAAGGGACGAGTTCTACAACTTAACTAATTCTACTGAAGAAGTATGGATTAGAGAGTTAAGAAGAACAGTCCCTTTAAATTATCGTTTTATTGAGCCATTAGAAAATGATTATCAAGAAATAAGCGAGTATAACAATCTTGTGCTAGATCATGAAGAATTTAACGACAATTATTATGTAAATGGTAAACGTTATAAAGTTAAAAATGCTGATGTTATCGTACCAGAAGAAAATGGTAAGAAGATTAGTTTTGAATTAGTATTTGAAACGACAGAAATTCCATTTGCTGAAAGTATTGGCACGTCTCTTGATTTAGAGAAACGTCCAGATAAAGAATTATGGTCGAATGATATGCTTATTCCCTTCGATGAACAAGACAGTTCTCGTATTTACTCATTCACAAATATATGGAACAACGTTATTTATTATCATGGTACAGCAGATAATGACCAATTTAATATGTATAAGAAAGTGACGATTATCTTAGGGGAAGATACAGAAAACTTTTCTTTTACTATGACACATTCTGATGTTATGACAATTCGTAATATCAAAATGAAAAAAGGTGACAAGATTGAATATGATGGTGTGCAAACATTCAAAAATGGTACGCCATTAAGTTATGAAGTATCTGGCTCACAACCGAAGTTCCGTCATGGGTGGAATGAGTTTGAATTTAATCAACAAGTTAAGTCGGTTAAATTCGATATGAAATTTTATTATAAGTAGGTGTTGCAAATTGCCAATATTAATAAGTCCAAAGCGTGGTCGTGGCAAGTTTGTTAATACCACTACCAATTGGACGGATAAAAATAGTTCAGAAGCAATTTTACAGTTTGAATTACTGGAAGATGCTTACAATTATGAAGTAGTAAGAGCAATAGATAAACGTTGGAGAGTTTCAAGAGTTGAAGGACCAGACGACGAAAAAGAATACTTAGCTTTTTTAATTGACCGTCAAGCGCATGGGACAAAACAGCGTGTGACGGTTTCTTGTCGTTATAAGCCAATAGATACTATTAAACGACGTAGAATCTATGCACCTATTAATGGTAGCTTTACTGCTAAGAAATTCTTAGATATAGCCTTTGGTCCTACTGATTTAGAGTATAAATTGACTGAAAGTAAGTTACCTTCATCAGACTTTGAAAATGCTGGAGAAGGCGAAACTGTTGAAGAATTAATTAAAAAAGCAATGTCGCATTGGGATTTAGAGTTCTACATTGATTTTAACAAGAAAACTAAAAAATACACATTTGTATTCACTCCTTATAACCAAAAAGAAGTTGATTACATCATAGATGATGAAATTAATGCAAATAATATCAAAGTTGAAGAAGATACAGGAGATATGGCAACATACTGTGTCGGTTATGGCGATTATACAGATGAACAGGGTATTACTGGTGCTGGATTGATTATGAAGTTCGAACATCCGGACATGAAAGACATCGGCAAGTACGAAGCAGAGCCTATCAAAGATGGTCGTATTAAAGACGAGGAGTTAATGAAAGCAAGATTACAGAAACGCATAGATGAATCAATTAAGCGTTCTATTAGCTTAGACTTTATCGTCTTAAAAAAATACTATCCAAATGCTAATCCAAAAGTTGGCGATTTAGTTAAGATACGCAATTCTGTATTAGGACTAAATGAAATAGTACGCATCGTTGAAGTTAAGACGAAAAGAGATATAAATAATGAAATTGTTAAACAAGAGGTAGTGTTAGGCGAGTACAGACGTTATGACAGATACATGAATCGTGTTAATGTCGCAGCTAATGCTATTGGTGGTTTAGGTGGTGGCACATTTGTTAGAGATTACCGTTCAACAAGCGCCAAAACATCAAGTGTCTTAGCTACAACAATTGAAATGCGAAATGAAGGTAATGCTTCTGCTGATAAAGCTGGGTTAATGTCGCCAGAAGATAAGAAAAAGCTAGATTCCATCGACACGTCAGCAAAACTGACTGCTAAAAAAGTAGATGGTACTGTTATAGATTTAACAGATAAAGAAATATACATTGATGAAAATGGAAACCTAAAAATTAAGGAGGTCAGCGATAATGCGTAAGACGATATATACTGAAATTGATACGCTTTTTAGTGCTAGACACGTAAGACAGTTAGAACTTAACTTTATAGCATTTCGTGACATGGTAACTTACGTGGAAGATCAATTACATCGACATAATTTTGTTGATAACGAAGCGCATCAATCACATCAAATTAAACATACATTTGCTGACGGTTCAACTAGAAGTGTAAAGGACTCTATTAACTGGCTAGACGCTAGAATGAGAGCGTTTTTAGTTCCTACTTTAGCTAACGACCAACAAGAAGTTATCGATGCTAGAGCAAGTATGGACGGTAAAGTATCAAAAACATTAGGGGCTAGATTGGGACGTGATTTTAATTCTTTAAGAAATGATTTAGATAAAGAGTTGAATATTGCAGCTGATAGTTCATATTTATGGACTCCACCATATATTAAAGGTGCTATGCGTGGCGAAAACGAAGCGCCATTACACAATGAGCCGACAGAAAACTTAAAAGTCTTTTACGATAAATTTGTTGATAACGAATATTGTCGTAAAACTTATATTGGTAAGGACCAATCAGGACAGTACAGTGTTTACTCATATACATTCGAGCCACAACATTATAGTAAAACACTATTATTAACAAGTTGTATTCATGGTAATGAGTATAGTGCGTTTTATGCTAACTCTAGATTTTTAGATTTAGTTGTAAATAAATGGCATACTGATCCACATTTAGCTTATATACGTAAAAACGTGCGTATAGTATGCGTGCCTATTGTTAATCCACATGGATTTGCTAACGATAATCGAGAAAACGTGAATAACGTAGACCTTAATCGTAACTTTGACTACAACTGGAAAGTTGGCAAAGGAACTGATCCAACTGGCAAAAACTTTAAAGGTAAATCACCATTTAGTGAGCAAGAGTCAAAAAATATGAAGAAGTTAGTTGAAGGACTTAATCATATTACTGCACACGTTGATTGTCACAATATTATTTCTCAAGTGTCAGATTATTGCTTATTTTATCCTCGTTTTTCAAACCAAGACCATAATCTTATGACACAGTTCATGCAAGATGTGAGTAATCATGGAGACTTAGTTACGTGGGGTTCAAGTACATTAAGTTCATTTAGTAACTGGGTAGGTATTAAGAAAAATATCACTTCTTATTTACCGGAAATCTATGAAGGTCGAGCTGGTAAACCTCGTGGGGCAGAAGAAATGTGGCGTTCAGTTAATTTCTTAGGTAATATTATTATTCGCTTAATGCAAACTAATAATAGTGGTCAAGGAAGAACATCGAACGAAGCCTTTGCAAAAACATTTGTTTATAGTGACAGATACAATAATAAAGGCGTTCCTACTTTTAGCCTCATCGCTACTAATAAATATCAACGTATGTTAATGACACAACAACGTTTTAACATTACTGCTAACGGCATTGTAGAAATGAATGGCTCTATCACTGTTGAAGTAGACAGAGATACAACGTTTGGTGTAAGTCCAATGGTAGTACAAAACTATAATCCATGGAGTGGTAATGGGAAATCTGATAGACGTCAATTATTCAAAACTGAACATAAACTTCCGAAAGGTATTCATACAATACCTATTAATGCGATTGCTCCTGTTCAAATGTCTAGTATTACACCGAGTGATGTTCATAGAACAGCAGAAGTTATGTGTCCCGTTGAAGTTAGACGCTCTGAAGGTGTTTGTCATATTAAACAACTTATTCAAAACATTAAATTTATTCCAACTGGCTCACACAATGCATTTCAAGCATTTACATCAACTGGGTATGGTAACCAAAAAGAGAAAACATTCAAGCAAATTTATCCTAATTATGAATCAGCTTATGATATTAGAAATGACATTATTACTAAAAAATAAGGAGGGTAAGATATGGATTTAATGAATAAAGATGGTATTAATAAAAATGCAAAATTAATCGCAAGTGATGAACCGTACTTAAAACCGATTAGCGATGAACATATCGTGTTCTATAATCTTGACATCAATACAGCTATAC